TCCTTTACTACTTCATCGATTTTTTCCGCCTCTTCTGCCTCTTCTGCCTCTTCTGCCTCTTCTGCCTCTTCTGCCTCTTCTTCCTCTTCTGCCTCTTCTGTCTCTTCTGTCTCTTCTGTCTCTGTATTCTCTTCGCATTTCGTAGCAGTGACAAGCTCTGTATTCTCTTCCATCTCTTCAATCTTGTCGCATTCCGTAGCTGCATCAACCTTTGGCACACTTGTTTGTGCAATTAGTGTATTAAGAAGATGCTCTAGGGCAAGCATATTATCTGTATGGTGATTTACAAAGTCTTCTAGCACTATAATTCGTTCCTTCAATGCATTATTTTCTGCTTGATAAACTGCAAATTTATTAAGACGACGTTCAATATCCTCTACCCTTGTATGTAAGGCAGCATCCTTGAATCCAAGTGTTACTTCACCGGTCTCCTGAATTTCACGAAGCTCGTTATTAAGGGCATCTTTTATATTTTTTACTTGTGCACTTGCCTTTTGAAGCATTATTTCACTTATACTAATATCATATCGACTAAGATATCCTTTTCCACTAGTGGCTGTTTGAGTTCCGTAAATAAAGTGCTTATTAACTACTGCATCTAGAAGAGTCACTGTATCTATAACACTCTGTCTTTGATTTTCCTCGAGAGTAGTCGCATTTATCTGGTTAGTGCTACCCCTAGCAACAGCCGCAAACTCACTTAGCTTATACATTATGTGTGTATTTTATACGTAGCAACATGCTTCAATTTTTTGCGTTAATCACTAGTCTAAAATACATGTAGCCTCATAGATAGATGGATAGACCAGGAACCTCCGCAGAGGGTTCATTATTTGAATTAGTGGCTAGAGGAAAAAAGGATGTGTATTTTATGAGTAATGATAAATCTGCACATGTTCCCTTTTCTTATTCAATGGGTACATATCCAGCGACAATTGATGAGACTAGGCAGACACAACCACTGAATATGATTGATTTTGGCAGAACAGTTGAATGGGAAATAGAAGTATTTGGAGATATTCTAGTTGCAGCTGCACTTGTAGTTGAATTGCCAACGTGGCTACCTCCTAGCATTGCAGCTCTAAATCAAAAGAATATAGTATCAGATGCATTTAATCAGACATATGGATATACACAGGGTATAGGGGCGTTTCTTTTTGAACACATACAATTCTATCAGGACCAGCTTTTGTTACAGGAATTCAGTGGCGATTTCTTATATGCCTGGTATCATCTTCACAATTCTCTAGCTCAAGAGGCCTTGGCACTCAAGGAAATGGGATGCCATTCAGGGTCCGCTTTGGATATTCAGAGAAATGCAAATCCAGGGAAGCTTACTCTTCGCTTACCTCTTATAGGTTGTGCACATCCAGATGAGGGTGGATTTCCATTTGTCTCTCTTCCCGGTCAGAAATTTAGAATCAGATGTAAGATTAGGCGTTTAGAAGATTTAGTTGAGTCATCATCACAAGCTCCCAAGCCTTCACCGTGGTCTAGAACCGACTTGAAAGTAACAGATAAAAATGGTCTTCAGACTTCATTTCAACCCTTAACCCGAGAGCAGATTGGAAAACCACTTATTACTCTTGAGACTACACAACGATACATTAGACAGGATTTACAGGCTCTACTAAAGAAAAATAATACTCAGATTCCATTCTTAAGACCATTTGAAAATAAGTTGAGTTTAGATCCATCAGATTATGTAGCAGTGGGGAATGGAGGTGCATCCTATGTGACAAAAAGGATTGACGGAAGGCATCCTGCTGAGAGTCTAATGGTATTCTTTCAATCAGAGTATAATATTGAGAGAAACCAATTATGGAATCTGAAGAACCCCTTGGGTCAAGGAGAATATTATAATACTATGCAACTATTAATTGCTGCAAAGGAAAGAGAGAAATCGTGGGATAATAATTTATGGGAAAAAATATCACCATGGACTAAGGCTGAGAAAACATCTGGAATACCAATCTCATGGATTTCCTTTACCGTTGGTCCGCAATACGGGACAAAGGCTCCAGAAATGCGTAAGCCATCTGGAACAGTAAATTTTACTAGTGCAGATAAACCAACACTGTGGATGAATATTACTGATACTCTCCCTACACACCTTGGTCAAAAAAGAGTTACTATGAGATGTATAACGATTGGATGGGGTATTTACAATATTGAAGATGAACGGGGGACTTTATTATTTGGCAATTAATCTATATCATCCATTCCATTATGAAGATTGTGTGATTTTGAACCCTCTAGAATTTCCCTTACTACTGGAATAGATGGATCGAATGGGACAAGAGCAGGCATATCATCATACTCTTCAACTAAAGGTGTAAGTGTATTATAATCAAAGATATTTACGCGGCGCCGATTTCTGAGAACATTTTGGTTAACACTTATTGCATCTATCAATTCTGGCATATCTGTATATTCATCATCTTCACATGTTTCAGCAAGTGAAGATGATGTAGGTGTTCTATCTAGTGCACGCGACCTTGCCTCATTTCTCCTTCGTGTCTCCTCGACAATACTATAAAGCTGTTCATAAAGAGTCTCTTCCTGCTCATCAGTAAGTCCTCTACTTCTAGTGGCACCATGCTCACGCTGTTTTAGTGAAAGATTATCAGTATTCTTATAAACTGTCTCGCTAAGTACAATAGCTATAGATAGTGAGTTTATGAGAATTGCAATAAATATTGCAAGAGATGACATGTAAAATCCAATAGTATATGCTGCGAAATAAAGTATTACACACATGATATTAATGTAAATACCATCACTAAGAACTTGATTGCTCGTAGGATTTTGTCTCATGCAGCAAGAGTGTGATTTAGGATAATTAAGAGTATCTGTCATGCTTACCATACTGTACATATGTCGAGCGTAAGCTGTCAATTTTTAAACAGCTGTCACTAAAAAATTGAGTAATGTTTCCATATATAATAAGGTATGGCAACGTATCGTCTAGAGCTTCTAGTCACTGAGCAGGGTAAGCCCTTTTATCCTCCTGTGGGAACAGTTGAGTATCCTTCTCCAGATAATGCAGGCTATGACTTGAAGGTTGTAGAAAACAGACAGCCTACAACCATTGCTACCCTAACACCTCTGGGTGTGAAGGCACGTATGCTTAAGTATTCGAATGTGGGTGAGCAGCTCCATACTAATGATTCTCATTTTACCCTAGAGCCTCGTTCATCCATTTATAAAACTGGATTTATTATGGCAAATGGTCGTGGAATCATTGATAAGACATACCGTGGTGAGCTAATGGCTCCTATGATTTCTGTAGCTTCTAATTTTACAACTGTTACTGCTGGCACAAGGCTCTTTCAGGTAATCGCACCAGACCTTGGACATATTAGTGAGGTAGCGTATGTTGATTCTCTTCCTAGCACGGTAAGGGGGGAGGGTGGTTTTGGAAGCACGGGAACTACTTAAATAAGCATCTGGCGGTTCTAAGTAGATGGATATCAATCATAAGGATGGCTATGGGACCAAACAACCAAAAGGTTCTGCAACCACTCTTTTAGATTTAGTATCACGGGATGTTCAGGATAATAATCTTTTTCCATTAAATTCAAATATAACAAGATTTACCCGAGATGATACACTACGGACAATTCCACTATCATCTATTATGAGGGAATTTACATTTAAGGGTCCTGCTACTTTTGGCCAGACATTTATTTTTGAGTTAGGTGATATAAATTGTGGAGATTTGTTAAGTGGATTATGTATTCAAATACAGCTTGGTGATTGGCTAACAGGTATAACTAGGAATAATATATTAAAAGGACTCTTAGTTCCATATACTTCTTCTGAGCTATGGACATATTGTAATTCTATAGGAACATCTATCTTAGAAGAGGCTACCCTAGAAGTAGATGATCAAGTTCTAGAGAAGATAACTGGAGATTCTCTCCATGTTAGCTCTTTACTCTTTGGAGATTTAAACACACAGGTTGGTTTAGCAGATACCCTTGGATTAAAATCAATTGGTGATATTAAACAGGCAAACGGATTAAATGCATTTTTTACTGAGGAAGGATGGGTAACTGTTCCTCTTATGTTTTCTATGTTAAGAGAAAAGCTAACTGCGACCTTCCCGCTAATAGCATGTCGTGCTGGAACAATTCGTATACGAGTAACTCTTAAAAAATTCAATCAGGTAGTTAGAAATTTAACTGGATCGAGAGCATCTTGCGATGATTCTCCAAGTGGAAAGACATTTCAAATTATAGATACTTCAAAAAGGTTTAATAACTTAATAACACTAAATGCATTTACAGAGGATCCTCCATTAAAAAATATCCAGCTTTTGACTCAGGGTATTTTTGTAGATGGCCCTTATCGCGAAATGTTACTGCGTGAGCCATTTGAGCGTCCATTTCGTGAGATTCAGCAGTTTGATTTTACAGAGCCTCTCAAATACGTAGTAAATAAGTCAGGAAATGATATGATAAGTGTCCAGCTACCTTTAGAAGCAAATGGACCAGTAGAAGAAATTGTCTGGTTCTTGAGGCGTAAGGCTGCAGTTACACTCAATAACGACTGGACAAATTATAGTACCACCTTGGAAAAAGATTATGATCCTACCTTTGCACCCTTAGAGCCCTTGTTACTTTCAGCAAAGATTCAGGCAAATGGACAGGATATAATACAACAAGATGAATCATGGTTTCGTTCTCATATTGCACGAGCTCATAAATCTGGAAAGACCTCATATGATGCCTTTATCTACGGATATTCTTTTGCAAAACATCCAGGAGAACATAATCCGACTGGAACAATAAATGCCAGTCGTTTGAATTCATTCCGTCTCACCTTGAATGTGAAACCACCAGCAGGCACATCTGATACAGAGTGGGAGGTGCATGTATTTGTTTATGCGATTCAGTGGGTCAGATTCGGCAATGGAATCTGTAATAAGGTCTTTATTGACTAAAATCGAGAGGGAGCAATCTGTGCATCAATTGGCACTATCATAGAATCCTCAGATTCTGGTGTCGTATCAATCTCCTGTAGGCAAGTCATTCCATTATAATCATAGTTGAGCTCAATTCTCTTGTCATTCTTCATATAAATCTCAGTATATGTTCTTCCATCTCCCGAGCCTGAATTCCACGAGGATACAAAGATACCCATATAACGCTTATGAGTCTCTTGAGCATAATAACGATGCCCCCCCTTTCCACCCAAGGAGTTAGGGAGATTATTATCCCAGAAACTTTTCTGGGCAAGAATCGCATAGTAGTGTTTCCCCGTTGTAGGTGTAATGCGAAATATCTCAATCTCAGACATTTGTATACTATAGTTTAGTATAAAAATGGCTTCAAATTTATTCGTAATACTAGTATAAACAAAAAGACTAAAGAGGATTAGATGGTGGCAAGCTTACTAAAAATTATATCGACAGGAATGCAAGATGAACGATTACAGCCTCCGAAGGGGCAGCCAAGTATTGACTCATTAGTAACGGTTATAGTAAAGGCAGGTAGATATGGAACTGCCTGGGCAAGAATAGATTTTGATACAAAACCAGATTTTGGTAAGATTGCTCTAGCAAGGCTACCTGTGCAGGGTGAGATTATCGCCAGAGTCTTTCTAGTTGTTCAGATGCCAGATATTCAAACACCCCAAGTTAGAGCTCAGACAACAAAAATAAATAATCAGACTTCCACATTTATAGGGCCTCACTTTGGTTGGACAAATTCCCTTGGGCATAATTTAGTTAATCAGGCTCAGTTGCATATAGGTGGAGTTTTATCAGATACAATTCCAGGACAACTTATGGAAATCTTAGATGAATTTCAGACACCCTTGGAAAAGACAGTTGAATCTAGTAGGCAGCTCTTGAGAAAGGATAATGGATTCACAGATACATCATTTGGTAATACAAGCACTTCCGAACAGGTAGTTGTTAATTTACCCTTTTGGTTTTCACGGGGAGATCCAGGATGTTTTTTACCCATTGACGCCTTAAATATAGATGAAGTTCGTATTACTCTTAACTTTAATCCAATAACGAATCTCTTTTATACCCAATCAAGGCAGGTAGATTCAACTGGCAATCCTATTCAAACGAATACTCCAGGAGGTTCACTTTGGTCTATCTTAAACTCTAAATTTTACTATGCAGATACATCTGGTAACACTGTGCCAGGCTTGGAGCCAGTGCGAGCACCTGGTCAAAGAGTTACTGCATATCCTTCAAGTCTAAATATGCCATCCAACTTATCTATGACAGATGCATATTTATTGGTTGAGTATATTTACCTAGATAAGGCAGAGGCAAATAGATTTCGTATAGCAGATATTCAGGTTCCAGTAGTTCAACATTATACAATTGACCCCGTGGATACTCAGAATACTCCCTACGCTAGGATACCTCTTATTATTCCAAATCCAACACGTGATATTTTCTTTTATTGTCAGAAATATGAGGGACCAGGTTATAATGCACCTTTTCTTGCTACACGAGACTTAAGTAATTCTGTAACACCCTTTGCACCCTGGTGGCCAGATGCTTCTGGATTAGATGAGCGTTTCTATAGAACATTACGTGCAGGATTTTCAACGCGGAACTCTGAGCCTCTGAGATGGTTATCTCTAGAATATTCAGAAACATTAACGCGCTACAGTACTGAGAATGTTGCTTTATTTCGCACACTTCTTCCATCAGTAGAACAAAGAAAGGCGCCGTGGGTGAATAGGTATTTTTACAATATTCCATTTGGATTACAGAATGGATTTACGCCATTTTCTATGCCAATGGGTGAGGCAAACTTAGATAAAATTCTCAGGCTTCAATTAACACTCGGATTTCATGGTGTAACTGGAACAATCACGGATAATACTGTAAATCGATATCTTATTTTATGTTATGCCGAGACGTATAATATATTACGTATTTATGGGGGGCGTGCTGGGATGATGTTTGCATATTAATCTTAAGCTTCCGACATACTTTACCTTAAATATATATTTTATGTATCTAAGATAGATGCATAACTCATTTCTAGGAAATCGAGATGCTAGTAAAGTAACTCTAGATATTGAGAATAATTATCCACTCGGGTTAATCGCTCAATTAGCGCCATATAATAATTCTCAAGAGAAAATACGTGCACAGATAATATATACAGAAAATCAAGTAGATATTACTTTACAACAGAATGCAGAATATGCAATGCGTAATATTGAATTACAAAGATCTGGTACTCTCCCACCTACATCTGATATAGAACAGTCTGCGGCTACAGTATATATTAATGGAGCAAATGAAGTAAATTATTTAAATCAGAATCGTGCAAATCTTATTAATAATGAATATAATAAGGCCTATGATATTGAAAAAGCCTGTAACGATGCATCTTATTCTGCATATTTAACAACTGAGGCTTCACAGATTCTTCTTAATAAAATAAGCACCAATATTACAGTTATTCAATTGGCGAATACATATCCTTATATAAATCCAATGAATCCGT